TCGATCAGCTTACCGCGCGCCGCGTTGCCGGGGATCCGGTCGCTGACCAGGCGCACGCTGTCGTCGAGCGTCAGGTCCAGCGCGTCTTCCACCGGAACACGGCACGTGATCTCGACGGCACGCGCAGCGAACGCGAGCTTCGCCCAGGCCCGCAGCAGAGCGTGCTTGATGCTTTCGGCGCCGCGGTCTTCCAGGCCCGCCGACGTGCCTGTGTCCGGATCGTAGGCATCGTAGTGGAAGGAGCTGTCCGGCCGGACAGGGACGTCCTGGACGTAGAGGTATTGGTTGGCGCCGTTGGGCTCCGGGTTATTCCCCTCGAGGAAGTAGCCGGTGTACTCCGTCAGCTGGTCGTCGACGTTCTGGAGCGTGATGCTCTCGCGCTTGCGCGACGTGGCGTTGTTGATCGACTGCGTCTCGGACGACAGGCTGAAGCTCAGCGTCTCGACCCGCTTTTGCCGATATTCGCAGAGCACGTGCGCGTAGAGGCGCATCTCATACTCGCGGAACGTCATCTCGCGCAGGGCCTGCTGGTCGATCAGCAGGTCGCCGGACGGGTATTCCTGGGGATCCACCTCGACCGTGTGGTCGGTGACGCTGTTCACGACGACCGTGTTGTAGCCGGTGTTCGGATACATCAGCCGGTAGTTGCCGGCGTCGCCGCTAATCGCCGAGCTGGCGCTGTTGCGGATGGCGTCCGGGGTCAGCGTGTAGATCGGGCTGACCTCGTAGCCCATGTCGATAATGTCTTTCGCCAGCTGCTCGTACTCGACCCGCACATCGACGTCGACGCGCGACACCGGCGGTCCCGCGACCTCGAGCTCCAGGCTGTCGTGGAAGATCTGGTCGGACCCGAGCTCGATGAGCCGCGAGCCCTCCAGGACGTCGCTCGTCTCCACGCTGTTCGTGAACGGGTCCCAGTGGAGCATCGCCCCGCGGGCGGCCAGGATCTCCTCCGGGTCGTCCCGCTTATCCTCCGGCGTGTAGGACGCTAGGTAGTAGGGCGCCGTCTTCAGGCCCTGGATGAGGCTGTCTTGCTGGCTCTCCCAGTCCGACGGCCGCATGATGAGCTCGATGGTGACGACCGCGTCCTGGGCCGCGACACCGATCGGGAAGCCGGTCAGCCGGCCGGTGCCCATGTACTTCACCGACCCGTCCGCCTTCTCGATGGACAGGTGCGCCCACGGCTCGTCGGTCTGGAGCAGCGCGGCGCCCGGGCTGTCGATCTCGAGCTCGGCGCGCCCGAACTCGCCCTCGGACTGCGAGATCGTCCAGCTGTAGATGTTCTCGTCGACGCGGTTGTGGACCGTCGGGTCGAACGGCTCGCTGGACGGATCGCTGATCCAGGCAAAGAAGATGTTGCCGGGACCGGCCATGGGTCAGACCTCCTCGCCGCTGATCGACCAGCTTTCCTTCGCCGTCGCTTCGTTCTGGTCCCAGTCGACGTCGTCGATCATGATGGTCAGGATCGGCCGGAACTCGACCCAGTCGGGCGCTTCGTCGAACGTGACGTCGCGGCCGCTGACGCTCGACACGGTCACCTTCTGGTGCCCGGTCTTGTAGCCGACGATCGACCCCGAAACGGGGTCGCGGGGCAGCGTGACCGTCGTGCTGCCGCCGGGCACGCGCCACGGGGCAACGCATTCGACGGTCACGGTGTCGCCCTTGTAGAGGTCGGCGATGGCCGGCGTGTCCAGGTCCTCGCAGTCGATCCGGGTGCGGTATTTCTTGTGTGTCGTGCGGGTCGTGTTGATGAGCGTGCCGTTCACCGTACGCCGCAGCTGGCCCGCCCGGATCTGGCGATACGTCTGGGTGATGCCGCGTGAAGCGGCGAGCGGGATGACCCGCCCGCCGATCACGAGGTCGGTGCTCCATGCCATGGGAAACGGCCTCCGTTAGTCGGCGAAGCCCGGGGTGCTGGCGGAGCGGGCGTTTTCCAGCTTCCGCATCTCTCGCTTCAGCCGCTTCAACTCGCTTCGCAGGCCCTGCACCTTCGCCGCATCTTCGCCGTCGACCTGGATGTTCAGCGTACCCATATCGGCCTGCTGACCCTGCTGGCCGGACGTGTCGCCGGTGCGGCCGGCCGACTTCGGCAGCGAGCCGCCGCTGATCTTGCGGCGGAAATCCAGGTGCTCGCCCTGATCCGGGGTGGCCCATTGCAGCATCGGCGGGACCTTCGCCGATCCGGTCCCAAGCAGACTGGCGACAGGCAGGCTGCCGCGCTTCCGCATCTGCTCGACCGCGATTTCGCCCCAGTTCAAGGGGTTGGCCCACGCCAGCGGCGCCGAGCTCATGTCGGGGTCTGGCTGACCGGACCCGAAGCTGCGACCGCTCTTCTTGTCAGGGGCAAGGCCTGTGTTCAGCCCGAAGCCGAAGAAGCCGCCCTTGTCGGTTCCGCCGTTTTGGCCGTTATCGTCGCCAAGACCGGTTAGCTCCTGCAGTTCGTCGATGAACTTACCGGCGCCCTCGGCGCCCTTGGAGAGGTTGCTGAGGAACTGGTCGAACTTCTTGTTGGCCGTGTCAGCGGCCTCGCCCATGCCCTGGATGAGCTCGTAGGCCTGGCGAACCCAGCTGTTTTCCGGAACGTCCTCCGGCCCTTTGACGATGACGGTGAGCAGATCGTTCAGCGATCCGTTGACGAACGACGCGGTCGACTGGGCGAACTTTTCGATCGCCTTCGGGTTGTTCTTTACGAGGTTCGACAGGCGCTCCAAGAAGGTACCGAAACCGGGCGCCAAGGCCTTGCCAAACGTTTGCCACACGCCGGTAGCGGCCTGCTGGGCCTCATTCTCGTCCTTACGATATCCCCGGGCCACGATAAGATCGCGCCGGGTCGGGACAGCGCCGGTTTCCCGTGCCCGCTGCAGCACCTGCCGACGCCGATACTCGCTCGCGAACACGGCCCGGGCGATGTCGCCCGAGGACTCGCCGAGCAGGTCGTTCAGCGCGTTGCTGGTGCGCGGCCCCCGGCCCTGGGCACGGGCCCGCCGGGAGATGATGTCCAGCACGCGCGTCGGCGACCGCAGCTCCGGCCGCGGCGCGTTGTTCTCCAGCTCCTTCACGCGCCCCTGGGCCTGCGCGAGGTCCTGCTGGACACGGCTCCTGAGGTTCTGCGTGTCGATAAGCCGCTGGAGATCTTCGAGGTCCGCGCCCGGCCGGGCGTAGTACTGCGCCAGCTTGCGCAGCGGCGCGCCCTTCAGCTGCTCGAGCTTCTGGGCTTCGATCCGGGCGCCCTTCAGGCTCTCCTTGAAGTTCTGGATCTCCTCGGCGTTTTTGACGAGATCGGTCTCGTCGATCCCGAGCTGCTGGAACGGCTCCTTGGCAGCCTTCTTACCGAAGACCACCGCATCGGTAATCTTGCTGTTCAGCTCCTCGAAGCCGCTGATGGCATCTTTCAGTGGGACGCCGAAGCCTTCGAGCGTGGCCACCGCGGGCGCGAGCCGCTCAAACGCGACGCCGACCTTGTTGACGGCCTGCTCGAGCTTCAGCACGCGGTTCTCGTAGGTCGCGACGGTCGCCGCCGTCGCCGCGGTGCCGGCGCCCGCAACGGCGGCCGGCCCGCCGACGCCACCAGCGCCGGCCAGGAACGACAGCGCGCCGGCGCGCTTGCCGATCTGGGTCATCTTGCCGAGCATGCGCCCGAGACGCAGCTCGAAGCCCTTTGCCCGCCGGTCGGCCTTCCCGAACTTGCGGTCCACGCGGCTCAGGGCACTATCGGCCGTATTACCGACGCGCTTCAGGTCCTGCACGACGGCCTTGTCGCCATCGAGCTTGATCTTCGTCCCGATGGTCGGGATGCGTGCCATGGACCGGCTCCGCGGGTTACATCAGCTTGTCGAGGATCTTATCGAACGACTTGTCGTCGAAGTGTTGCGCCGCCCGGAAGGCGATGGCGGCCTGACCGAGCACCTCGTCACGCCGGCGCTGCTCGGCCCGGTACCATGCGAGTAGCTGGCGCGGCGTGTAGGCCATCGGGTCGGCGTGCCCGGCCGCCTTCAGCGTCGTGACGGCGTCTACGAGGAGGCTGTCGATGCCTCCACTGTCTCGCTGTCGCACTGGTGGCTCGTCTGATCCGAAGATGCTGTCTCGTCCGTGCTGAGACCCAGACGTTCGCCCAGAGCCTGAAGGCGATCCCCCAAAGGGCCCGCACCGTCCGGCATGGTCAGGCGGATCGCCGCGTCCAGAAGGTCGGTCTGCGCGTGAAGCGGCAGACGCGCCGCGACTTTCTCGGCGTCGTCGTTGTCGGGGTGGCCGCACGCCGCGGCGATGACGGCCGCGACCGCGTCAGGCACAGTGTCGAACACTAGGTCGCTGGTGATCTCGACCTCCTGGCCCTGCAACGCGGACCGCATGGCGGGGAACCGCTTCATCAGGCTGGTGACGCCGTGCGTCGAGACGCCGTAGACGGGGATATTCCGCCCCTGCACGGTGACGTGCTCGTCCGCGCCGTCGAGGTCGAGAAGATCGGCGGTCTGCTTGCTCATGACGTATCCTCGCGCTCGCGCTTGATCGCGTTGCGCTCGTGCTGCTTGCCTTTGCGTGAATAGCGGGCCTTGCTCGGCTTGACCCGCGGCCGGAACCGGGGATAGGCCAGGGCGCGGGCCGCGTGGTTGCGTTGTCCGCGTTGCTTACCCATGGCCGATCACCCCCGGCGTGTGCCCGGCGTTACAGCTCCATCTCGTAGCCGAACTGCCGGTCTTCCGGCTTGGTCTGGTCGCGGAGCGCCTGGCCCTCGAGGCTGACGGACGCGTTCTCGTCGCCGCTGACGAAGGCCCGGCTGTCGGACGGCTGGAGGTCGACACGATGCAGTACGAGGATGCCCTTGGGGCCGTAGCGCTGAGTGGACCGGATCATCAGCTCGCCGTTCATCTGCGGGTCGGCGCCGACCTCGGCCTCGAATCGCTCGGTGAGTTCGTCCTCGTCGTAGGTGATCTGGATATCGCTGTCGGCCGTGTCCGGGATCTGGAGCACGTGCAGCAGGCCGGATCCCAGATCGACCTCGTAGTCCGTGCCCTTGGTGTATTCGACGCTACCGGAGCCGTCCGTGACCGAAACGTTCGAGATCTGGTGAGACCCGACGAAGTAGATCGAACCAGCCTTCACGCCGTTGACGGTCTTCGTGTTGCCGCTCGTGCTCGACCGCGACCGCGTCTTAACCCGGGACGACAGCGAGGCCGCGCGGTTGAACTCCGACAGCTGCTGCAGCGTCAGGCTGACGGTGACCGTGTTCTCGTTCGGGATGCGCTCGTCCGTGCGCGCGACCGGGCCCTCGTTAGACTTGATGTCGATATTCGAGTTATCGACCTGGACCGTGACGTCGCTCGCGTTGCCCAGGTTCACGAACTCCTCGCCGCCCTCGGGCCGGAAGAACAGCTGAGCCTGGGGGACGGTGTAATACTTCTTGTCGAGGCCGTTGAGCATCGCCGGTGCTCCTCGCTATCTCGTAGACGCACGCCGGCGGCGCCGGCCCGCACGGGCCGCCGCACCAAGCGCCGGATTTTTGGGTTGGGTGTTAGTCGTTCTGCGGCAGGACGGACGCGGGGTCGCCCTCGTCGGTCAGGACCGTCGCCTCGAACGTGATCTCGACCTGGCCCATGGTGCCGCCGTCGGCCTCGGCGAATGTCACCCGCGTCCCGGTGGCCGTGGTATCGGAGCTGAGGCCGCCGAGGCTGGGATCGCCGAGAACGGCCCGCTCGACCTCAAGCGCGATCTCGTCGAGCGTGTCCTGAACGTCGTCCGTCTCGACCGCAATGCCGACGACCTGGACGGTGACGCGTCGCTCTTGCAGCCGCGGTGTGGGCTGGCGGATGCCGGACTGCGCGAGGCCGACCTGCTCTTCCGTGCCCAGCACGACGAGCGCCGGCATGTACCGCTGGCTCATCGCGTAAGCGCGCGAGACGAACACGCTGCTGCCCGTGGTCTGGAGGCCGGTGCAGGCGGCCACGACGGCGTCGCGCGTCTGCTTCCGGGCGTGGCTGGTTGCCATCGGTTACCCCCGCTCGCTCAGCGTCAGGCGGTCGAACGCGCCGTCGCGCTGCGGTTCCGTCCGGACTTTCCACGTCGTGCCGTCGATCTCGAATGTGTCGCCTTCCCACGGCTGGATGGCGGTGTCGCGCGGCAGCCAGAGCGTGGGCTCGCGGACGATGACTTCGGCCTCGCCGGCGTTGCGCACCTCGCCGCCAGCCCGGAAGATCGCCTTGACGTCCGCCGCCGTGGCGCCGTCGTGCATGTCGTTGGGCACGTAGCGGACCATCTGGCCGAACACCGTGAGGTGAACGCCGGCGGCGGCGTCGGCGTGGGCGTCGAACGGGCTGGGCATGGATCGCCTCCGGTTAGGAGGTCATCAGGCTGGTGCTGGGCCAGGCGCTGTGGCTGCGGACGCCGTCTTCCGTCGTGACGTTGCCGGCGTCGATGTCGTTGGCGACGGTCTGCTCGGCGTTGAAGACGTCCTGGACCCAATTCCGGACGGTGCTGACGACGGCTTTGAATTCCGCGTGGCTGTAGGACTCAAAGCCGGCGGCGGTTTTCCAGGTCAGCGGGTCCGGCAAGTCGCCGTCGACGACGGCCGCCTTCGCCTGGTCGAGCTTGCTGAGGGCGTCGCGGGTCGTGTGGAACGTGACACCGTCGACCGTGACGCCGCCGGTCTCGAGCTCGTAGCGTGCCGCAGCGGCGACGCGGTGGAGATGCTGGGCGCGGCGCGAGGTGTTGACCTTGAGGCCGTCGCTCATCCGGCCGTCGTAGTCGCAACAACTAAGCGGAACGCCTGGAGCCGGCCGGGTATCTAGCACTTTATAGTGCTGGCCATCCCACGCTTTGCAAGCGCCGTACTCAGCCGCCGTGCTGTAGTTTGATGTCGGTACAACACTGTAGCTTGCGGAGCCGTCGCTTTTCTCGAAAGTCACCCAAAGCATATTCGGCCTCGCTAGCTACTCGGTTCTTTCCGGACGACAATAAATTGAAACCGTTGTGGATGCGCCGGCGCGTCGCCCTGGTCGTATGTCTCGACGGTGACCTGGTTATTTGCGATTGTGTTTTTCACTGTAGCGTCCACAACGTAACCGTTACCGAAGCACTGCCCCACGACTACAAGCTCGTCGGTAGCAGAACCGCTAAAGTCGATGTCTACGAAATAGTAGCCCGGAGCCCCAACGGTAACGCCAAGGATGTTATGGGATTTGACGATCTTATCGTTGACAGCGTCATAGTCGAGCCAGGCGAACACTCGTTCTTCCCCATGCACAGGCTTTCCGCCACCAGAACCGCCACCAACCGGAAACATTACTCGACCTCCCGCATCCGCACGAAGTGGATAGCACCGGTGCTCGCGCCGTCGTAGCTCACGACATCGACATCTACGTCTTCGGGCAGGTAGATCGGCATCGCCGACTTCTCCCAGACGGGCATGAACTCAGAGCTGCCTAGGTCACCAGCCGCACCGTCGGGGTTCAGCCAGACCTTCGTGTTGAGGTCCGCGATCACGTAGTACGCGCCCGCGGCCACGGTGCCGAGGTTCTGCTGGGTCCCCGTGACCGACGCCTGCCCGATGCTGCCGGCGGAAGAGCGCGGATCGAGAGCTGGGATCGGTGCGGGCGCATAGTCCGGTCCGGCCAAAGGGGTTTTCAGATAGCCCTTGATAGCCATCGTGCATCTCCCACGCGTGCGTTACGACCTGCGCCTGCCGCCGACCTGCGGTGGCAAACGAAGGCCGCAACGAGGCGGGCCGCCCGAGTAAGCGGCCCGCCTCTTAACTGGTCAGCTGGTTCCGCCACCGCCGTGTTAGGTGGCCGTGCCACTCATCAGGACCTTCGGCCGCAGACACAGCGGAAGAGGGTCCGACTGAACGTGGACCTTGATGTACTGCTCGAACTCAGGATCCACCGCGGTCATCGCATAGCGCGGGTAACCGCGACGGTTGGTAGCCGGCAGAACATCGCCGGGCGCGTAATACAGCCAGAAGAGGCCCGGCGCTTCGGGGAAGAACCGCATCTCGTTATCCGGCACCTCGATCTCGCCGTTGCCCGGATAGTCCCAGAAGCGAATGCCGGCGTAGTCGACGAAGTCATGCGCCTGACCCTGACGGAGCATCGGCATCCGATCGTAGGCCTCTTTCACCTCTGGGAAGGTGACAAGGCGGTCGAATGCACCGTGACCGCACAGGGCGTGATGCCGCGCGATCGTGGAACCCATCTGTCCAGCATTGACCTTTTGGGTCCGCTTGATCTGGTGGCACCGCTTCTTGACGTCGGTGTTGCTCGTGTCGAGCTTGAAGTTCACCGAACTTTCAGCCGTGACGTTGAACTCGTCGAACAGGTCGATCTCGACGTTACCATTGGCGTCGAGAATCTTACCGTTCACCATTCCGAGAAGCATGTGCTCCTCGGTATAGTCGAGCCGGCTTCGCATCTCGTCCACGACGCCGCTGACCAGCTCTTGGACGCCGGTCAAATCGCCGTCGTTCGAAATGACACCCTGGATCTCATCGCCTCCCACACGCTCTTCAAGCGCGAGGCGCCGAGCCTTGATGTGACGGAGCGTGCGCTTGCCGCGCCCGTGCTGGACAGCCGGTCCGCTACGCTCAGTGAACGGAACTAGCCCACCGTTATCCGGATCCTCTTGGATACCGATAAAGGCGGTCATGGTACCCCAGACACGCGCGATACCCAGGTTCCGCATGAACGTGGGCTCGAAGCGGTCCTGGGGAATACGGGCGGTCTGCTCGACAGCACTGAACGGCTGCCGATCGATTACATTCCTCAGCAGAGGCATTGCTTACCTCACTCTTGATGATCTGTGTGGGGTGTCAGGGGCGGCGGCGCCGCCGGATTACCCGGCCGCACCGTCAGCCGTGTTAGCGAGCGATGATGCCGCGCCCGGCGAGGTCTTCTTTCGCCGCCGCGTCGACGCCGGTCAGGTCCGCCTCGGCGACCTCCGCGTCGCGCACGACCGCGACCGCTTCGACCGAGCCAGCCGTGGTATCGACGGACCCATAGAGAATGCCGGCCGCGTGCTCGGTGCCGTCGGTCGCCGCGTCGTCGTACGGCGCCCACTCACCGGAGCCGGAGATCGTCACCGTAAAGGTATCGCCGGCGGCGAAGTCGGTGGCGCCGTCCTGGAGCGTGAAGCTCAGGTGATCGTTGCTGTACGCCGCGCCGACCGTGCCCTTGGCGAGCTGCACGCCAGAGGGTGTGTGCACGACGAACGTGCCGCCGTCCGCCGCGGTCTCGACGATCTCGACGGTGTAGCCGCCCTGCTCGGCGTCGGGCCCGGGCGTGGGCGTCGCGGCGAAGTCGCCGGTGCCGGTGTTGCCGGCGTCAGCGTTGGTGCTGACGGTGTCATGGGTCAGCTGACCCAGTACCTGACCCGGCTCCAGCTCGCCGTTCGACCCGGAGACCACGATGATGTCGCGGCTGCGATCGCCGGTCGCCTCGGTGGCGATGAACTCGCCGGGGTACTTGCCCTCATGAACCTCGGTGGCCATCGGTTATTCCTCCCTTGCGGTGCCGCGGGATATGTTGATGTGCAGAAGCCGTCAGCCGGGCCGGGCGTTAGCCCTGGCCGCGGCTGTTCAGCCGGCTGTAAATCTCGTTCGGGTCCGGCAGCTTCGACGCCGCTGACGGCTGCGCCGGCTGCGCCGCGGGCGACGCCCCCGGATCGATGCCGTTGCTGACGTCCGTGCTCTCGGACTGAGCAGCGACCGCGTTCCAGCAGATCCGGCGTGCTTCGGTGACTGAACACTCGCTCGCGAGCACCTGCTGCTCGAGCTGCTTCGCATCGAGCGCAGAATTGATCTGCACCGCCTGCTTGCAGATCGCCCGAATCTGGCCGACGGCTTTGAATTTCTGCTTAGCCTGCTCAACGGTCAGGCCGTCGGCGATTGCCTGGCGCGCGACGCTGATAGGAGCGCCCGTCTGCTCGGCCGCCTGAAGGATTGCCGTGGCGTCGGTGGTCTCCTCAGCGGTGGCGGTGCCCTGCCCGGTTGCCTCGGGCGCCGCCTGCTTGGTGCCCGTGTCCGTCTCCGCCTGAGCCGTAGCCTGCTTGTCGGCCTTCGCCTGATGCTGGTTGTTCTCGTAGGTCATCGTGCTGGTGACCTCCCCTGCTGAAGCTGTGGTGGTGGTGACGTTCGCGTTTTGTTCCGCCAACGGCGTCAGATCGGCCAGCGCGTCCTCGAGCGAACCCTGCTGGTCGGCCAAGCCGGCGCGGATGCCGGTGCCGCCGAAGAACAGCCGGGCTTCAGTGTCCCGGGCCGCCTGCTCGCTCAGCGAGCGCCCGCGCGCGACCATCTCGACGAACAGGCCGTAGATGCGGTCGACTTCCTGCTGGAGTTCGGACCGGGCCTCGTCGCTGAGCGGCTTGTGTGGGCTGTAGGCGTCTTTATACGCGCCGGCCTTTACGGCCGTCGGCTTCAGCCCGGCCTCGGCGTTCGCCTTCGACTGGTCCACGTGCCACGCGATGACGCCGATGCTACCGACGCCCCCGGTCCTGGGCACGTAGATGCGCGTGGCCTGGCTGGCGATCGCGTACGCCGCGGAGAACGCCATGCTGTTCGCGACCGCGTAGACGGGCTTGGCCTGCGCGATCTCGGCGACGGTGTCGGCCAGCTCGAAGCTGCCGGGCACCATCCCGCCGGGGCTATCGATATCCAGCAGGATTGCGCCGACGTCCGACCTCGACGCCGCCTCGTTCAGCTCAGCGCCCAACCCCTCGTAGGACCGAAGGCCGCTCATGGGCTCCACGGGCAGCGCGCGCTGCGTCAGCGTGCCGTGGACGGGCACGATGGCGACCCGATCGACGATCTCGAGCTCGCGCCGCGGTTTGATAGTCGAGCCGTAGAGCGCGCGGGCGTCGCCCGACGCCTCGACGCCCGAAACGCCGAGGCGCTGGCCGAGAGCCTCGAGGATGATCTGGCCCTTGCCCTCCTCCACCATGAGAGGCTGGTTCAGGGCCAGTGACGCGATGTGCGGGTACGCGATGTCAGCCATCGCTACTCTCCGTGTCGTCATCGTCGCCGTAGACGGCGCCGCTGTCGTGCCGATGCGGCGAGGGCGAGTGGAAGAGGTCGAGCTGCTGGGCCCGGCGGTTCGCCGCCGCTTGGCGCCGGTCGACTTCCTCGGGATCGCGGCCGTTCTCGATGACGGCGCTGTCGCGATCTTTCAGCCCGGCTTCGATGGCCTTGGTCGTCGCGTCGACCTCTTGCACCGGGTGGATGTGCTCGAACGACTGCGGCACCCACCGGACGTCGTAGAAGCTCTCGTTAGTCGTGCCTTCCGGCAGCTCGAACGCGCCCGACAGGACAGCTAGGTCGACGAAGCGTTCCCAGATTGGCTGACAGAACTGTTGGACGACGACCTGCTCCTGAAGTCGCTGAACTTCGCGCCGGAAGTTCAACAGCGATG